ATCTTTAGGGCAGATAAGTTCCGACCAGCAATAAAGCTGGTCGGGCGCTCCCACCACTGGACTCCAGTGGACCCATTTCCGCACGTATTTGTGACTGGATATGGTGTACCTACTGCTGAGTTCAGAAGATATACGGATATAGCGTATAAGGTCACGAGGTCTAACATTTCTGTTATACCACGGGTCCTCGTCCGCTCCTATCAATGTGGTTTGTAAATGCCACAGAAATAGAGTCCGTACATCACCCACACGGTGCACCCCGGATCGGGCCTGATAGGCCTTAACCCGAGGCATCCATGCGTGCCTGCCAAAGCGGGCAGTTCTAATCAACTTCCTCCCATAAGCAAAATGCGGATGTATCCACACTCCGCTCATGGAATCCTTATTATACGGTATAAGCGGGAGACTCTCACTCAAGACGATCGAGTGAAGCAGCCTCTGAAGCTTCCCGTATGGTTCAGACACTGTCATCATCGAATTAACGAGATGACACCAAGTAGCCTTTCGGCTATCAAGGTCCCGGATATACCGGGGGGTTATGTCTGTTCCCCTCCACCAGAATTTACCGCAGGATTCCCGAAAGGGCCCTGAGATAAATGTTTTCTCTGGATTAGGAATAAAGCCGAGAAAGTCAAGCAACGCTATTAATCCATCTGCAAGATCACGTTCAATGATGATATCATCACCATAAACAGAAAAGGCAGTAGAACCCATAGCGTAACAAGCAGCAGAAAACACAAGAGTTTCAATAGTGAATGTAGCACCGTTCCCCATAGAGGAGAACTTGTGGTACGCTTCACGTTTTGACAGATACATCTCATAGTACTGTGAGCGGATTGCTCGCAGGTATGAGAACCATTCCTCAGGAAAGAGGAGGCATGTCGTATTGTACGACAGCGTATCTGAGGCCATTGAGAGATCGATAGTAGCGAGTTCATCGCGTATCGAGCCCTCTCTCGCCAATTCTTGGTTTTTGGTCTGGTCATAGAGGTTAACTCCTCGTTGACATAAGGATCGCTTCGCATACTTATCAAAAGCAAGTTGAAGTGGCAGATTGCCATCAGGCTCGCAAGCGATAGTACGCTCGGTTTTCCATGACTTAGGTACAAATGCTACACGGTTTCTCGATAAGAGCCGCCCCCCCAGACCATCGTACCCATAGTATCGGGCAAGACAGTTCAGGTAAGGGAAAGCTCCCGGAGTACACATCATCCGCTTGGTTATTTTCAAGTGGGGATATGCGCGCCGGCGAGGCCGTGCCGCAGTGGCGCCTGTTGTGACCCTAACTAACTTGGGTAGTTCATCAAGAAAGTCGCGGTAGTCCCCTAGTACGCTAGAAATCCATCGCTGCATCTTCTCGACCTTAAACGCCAGATCCGGGAAATTCTCCGGCTGACGATAGAAGGTATCGAGTCGATCATTGGTCAGTGCGCACAGCTCCTCCCCCGTCTCGAAAGACAGGAGAGCAGCCAGGCGTGCTTCCAACGGAGCAGTAAAAGATGCATTCTTTTTAAAGAGTGCTTCTAGCTGTAACAAGGTTCTTGCCGCTTCTGCACATGTTACATCGTGCGCAGAAAGGTCACCACAGGATGCCAGTTGACGATAGTCGCGAGCTCGAATAAACCCGAGCAAGCGGTTGTATACGTCTTCTGGCAATGTTGCTTTTCGGTCTTGCAGGTAACATCGACTTATGTCATACGTTACTTGAGTCGGTTCCATTGCGGAATCCTCCTTTTGAAGTTAAAGTTAATCTGGCTGGCGCTTGTTCTTGCGTTCAGCCTTCCGAGATTTCCACCATTTGTAAATCTGGCGGACAATCTCCAGTAGCCCGACTAATTCAGAT